TTTCATCTGAATCATCCCATAACCAGGTAGCATCAATTGCTAGCTGAACACAATAGCAGTCAGGACCACTGCATCGACACGGTGTACCCTCGCAATGTTCAATAAACTTGATGAATCCATTTTTATATTGCAATCTATACTCATCTGAGTCGAGCGTTCGATAGGTAATACTATCTTTAACCAATTTAACGGCATGGACTGCTGAAGCTGGATCAATCGCAAAGTATTTATCGATCTTGTTAAATGGGTACAGGCGGTATGCAAAAATAACATCGTCTGCTGCATTCAGTGATAAATCATCATCGGGACACGGGCATTCTTGAACGGTTTTTCCTGATTCCGAATATTGGTTCGTGTCGTTTTCGCCATCAGTCAGTGTGTAACCAAGCATACTTTCGAGTATACGCCTTGAACGCCTAATCTGAGCCGTCACGAGTGTCTGTTTTGAGGTTGGCACGGTAATGCCAGTTAGTTCTTCGTATTGTGCTAAATCCATATACACATAATAGCATAAGAAAGGCTGCCCCCACATTAACAAAAGCTCATAACAACTCTAATTAATGCTCTTGGTAATCAACCAGATCGGGGCATTTATACCAAAACTATTTTAGCACAACAAAAAAGCCCCACCGATTAAGATGGGGCTTCTCATTTTCATTCTGACTCTAATTAGGAAGCGTTTCCTGAGAAGAGTGAAGCTGCGAATGCAGGATCTACGAATGCACCGTTTCTGAAGAATGAACCTCTTAGCAAGAGTTCGTTTCTTTGGAAAGCTGACTTTGTAGAACCGCCTTCTTCGTAAGATGCTTCTGTTGAGAGGTCGTATTGCAGACCGCCACTTACGCGTCCTTTGAATTTAGACAGATCAGCGTAGAACACTGCTTGGTTGATAGTGACATTTGCACCGCCAACTGCGAATGTTTTAGTATCACCAGCACCGAGACTTGGCATCAATTCGTTTGGCACATATACAGATTTTGCACCTAAGATTGGGCCAGTTTCGCCACTTGCGAACGCTGTTTGTGTCATTGCTGCATCAAATCCAGCTGCGATAGCTTGTTTAATGAGTTCACCTTTAGTCTTGTAGTTGAACGCTAGAGTACCATTTGGTACTTCTTCAGTGATACTAGCCCACACGGTTACCCAAGATTGAAGAGCTGTTGCACCGCTAGTTACATTGTAAGGAGTTTGATTTCCTGTTGAGTCTGTAGCTTGTTGCAACTTAGCAATTAACAATTGTGCTTTTTTACGGTCGTAGTCAGTTCTGTAACCTTCTGCGATGTCGCCGATTAAATCAGCAGCCAAGAATCGGTTGGTAGCATTCATTACAGGTGTAACAGCTGCCAACTCTTCCATGTTTGCTTCATTGTAGGTCGCACCGTAAACACTAAGGGGTTTTAGGTTACCATCGTTTGCGTCGCTTAAGAAGCTGACAGGTTGCATATCAATGTCACCATCTCTTGTTAGCCATGCGAATTTAGTGCTTAGCGATTCCTTATAATTAATCATTCCTAAGATGCCTTTGAAATCGCTTCGATGTCCTTCAATTTCGCTTAGCAATTCAGGTGAGATTACGAAGTTACCCATATCGATGGTATCGATTGAGTTAGCCGCAAACCCTGGAATAATTCCAGCTTCGAGTAATTCTTTTTTGTGGAAGCTATTAATAGCGTTTAACTTAGCTAATGCGTCTTGGTTACCTGTTTTCAACCATTGTTTAGCAAGAACGATCTGTTCACCGTGGCGAAGTCGATAATCCATAGCCTTCAAATCAGAATCTTTTGAATTATTGGTTTTTGTTTTAGTTTTACTAAAACCTGGCTCTTCAGCCGAGTTATCAAAGATTTTTTGCTCAAGAGCGTCTTGTTTTTCAGCAATTTTTTTGATTTCAGCCATAATAGCTGAGTTGTCACTTTTAGCCTCTTCTTTTTCTGAAGGGTCTTCAGCTTTGTTGATAAACTCGTTTAATGCAGTTTCTTGAGAAGAGCTTACATCAACAGTCTCACCAGGTTGGAGAGTTTTTTCAACTTCGTCACCAGCAGCATTGGTGAACTTGATAGTCACTGCAAATTGTCGGGAGTTTTTAATTGTGACGAACATTTTTTCCTCTTTTTGGCTTTTAGCCTTATTACTATTGTTCGACCCATTAGTTTCTTCATCGTAGCATAAATAATTATTTTCAACAATAGATGTGTCTAGGTTTAATTCCTTAGATTCTGCAACTGTTTGTTGAACGATTTTATTAATTGCTTTTGCGTTGTCATTTTTGATCGTTGCTGATCGATTATTTCCTACAACAACTAGACTGAGTCCGATTAATCTCGCATCTTTATAAATGCCTGTCTCATCTGGGTATGGTCCGAATGTTTCGATAGAGAAGTCAGTTAGATAGCCATTAACTAACATGTTATACGCGTACCGTGCGAGTGCGTTTTCTTCGATAGCAAACTTAATACCTGTAATAACAACACGTTTGTTTGCAATTTTTCGAAGACCAAGAACAACGCCGAGGACGTTTTCGATTCGACTTGAGTGATTGGCTGTTAGCTTTCCAGGGAATTCGCTAAGATCCATTGATGGGATATCGTATTGTGTGCCGTTTCGCTGCTCTGTGTTATCAGTAATAACCAAATCATTCTTAAATTTAATTACACCGTTGCCCTCATCAACAAAGGCATTTTTATCAATGCTTAAAAATACTTCTTGTTTTTTTTCGTTTTCGCCGTCTGCTGAATTTTTAACAAAGCCGAGTTTGATTTGGTTTTTTTTCATAATGCAATCTTCGACCCTGCTGTTATTTATATAATGATAATCTATTTGCGTTTCCTTTTCAATTTCTTTTGACCAGTATCATGCTTTTCGAATGTCGTGTCATGCTTATTTATAACACCAAATTCAGCCATTGGTTTTTTCTCAAACTCAAGCATTTCCTTTCGCTGCTTAGGACTTGGTTTATAAAACGGATTTGCTTTTATTCTTTCGTACGTTTCCCTGTTCATAATTAAACCTTTTCGTCTCTAATTACTAATTCATAGTCGCATGAGCAATTGGGGTGTGCATTACCTGCTTGCATTGTCTCAAAATTAACAGGCAATTTTTTACCATCAACTTCTAGTGTATCACCTAGCTCAGCAAACGCATCACTAAAGGGAACTTCGCCGCGAGCTTCTAGGCTCAAACAGAACGGGCAAGGATCATCAGATCTAGTGTGCCATATTTTAAACGCTCGACCCTCTAGCTTATTTTGCTTAATGAATTGTCTATCTGCATCAAACTGAGCGCGTGTAAATGCGCGATTTGTCTCGGTTCGTGCAATTGTTTTTGCTCTTGTTTCGGTGATTACTTTATTATATTTATCGTTAATTTTGTTTACAATTTCTTGGCGTGAGCTTCCTTTAATTGCTTCTTCTCTGGCTGTTTTTAGAACATCATCAATGATTGTTTTTACATGACTTTGGGCTACATTTTTCGATATGCTTTTAATATACCTTGAAATCTGTCTATCTAGCTTAAACACTCCTGGCAATGCGTAGAAGTTTGTTCGCTTCTTCATAACCATGCCACCTTGCAGAGTTAAAATGATGCCATAAAAACTAAATAGATATGCTTCAAGTTCATTGAGAAATTTTGCTCGCTCACGCTTGCTGATAATATCTGACTGACTCTCGAACGATGCTTCGTTAGAAATCTTTTTTTCTACTCCATTAATACAGGTTGAAACTATTTGCTGATCTAAGTTTACGACGAAGTTTTTGAGTGTACCCTCTTGATGTTGAACCGCACCGCTTTTCTCTAGTAGCTGGTTGTGGTGGTGTTCATTCTTTTTTTTTTGATCCTCTTTTGGATCTTCAACAATTGGCTGTTCTTTTGGCTCTGGTCTATCAGGCTCACCCAGCTCTTCAACTCCAATTTCACCATTGATATATTTAGCAACCAGTTTTTGATCGTAACCTTTTTCTAGCAGTGAATCATAGAGGTCAGTTGTTTTTTGCTTAACCTCAACGCTTTTGATGTCTGACTCATGGTCGGTAGCGTTTGGATTATCAACCCATAGCATCGGTTTTTGATTTTGAATGAATTCTTTAGGGTAGTTGTTTCTATAGTCTTGGTTAAGCGAGTCTAAAATAGTTTGAATTCTTGGCACTGCTTCGTTTTCAGTTACCATATCTTTTTGAACTCTAGCTGTTTCACGTGTTGTTCCTGACTCTTCAATACCTAAGAATGTTTTTGATACGCCAGCAGCTGCAAATAGTGGTTTTTCGTTAATTTCATTAATGTCTTTTAGTGAAGACTTAGACAAATCGGTATTCATGTCTTGCCACTTAATCATTCCTGACCCATTACCAAAAATAGGCTCACCTTTTCCATGTCCTTTGACACGCTCGGTAAAATTCTTAAACTCTTCAGGCTCAAGTTCAACGTCAGTCGTTATAATCCCAGGTGTGTTAATGTTTCCGTTAAGTGCGTGCCTAGTGAAGTCACCAGCTGTTTTAAGCGTGAACTGAGACTCTTTCGCTGCATCAGTCATTGCGTAATTCTTATCCCAATCAAACGGGTTAAGATCTTTAATCTCGATAATCATGTGTGGCGGTATTTCCCTAGTATAGCCATTTCTTACCTCAACATAGCCACCAACTGTTAGCACTCCATTGTCGTCGATGCTTGTTACACGACGTATGTTGTACGGATTAAGCATCTTGAATTCTTTAACATTGCTGTATTTTTTGCCATCATCAGCTCTGATTGCCATAAGATAGAAAACACCCTCAAGGTCGAGATATTGAGAAATAGTATTCCAGAAAAATGTTTCAGTAAATGTTGGTGATGAATCAAGAACTTCAATATAAGGATGTACGAATCCGTCTTTTGTTGTTTCGGTTCTGACGTTTTCAATTGCTACTCGAGCAACTAGTCTTGCCCGTTTGGTAATAGCTGCGTAAGGATAGCCCGTGTACATATCTTGATCGTTCATTGTGACTTGCGACCAACCTGGGGTTAATGTTTTATTTCCGAATCTGAGAAATTGATTAGGCAAATTCATTGAATTTAATTCGGGAGCTATGAAGTGTGCGAGGGTTTTTCGTATCTTTTTGAGCATATTAGAATATTATCTTACCACTATTACTACCAGAATCTAAGCCGAGCTTCGGATAAATACCCATAACGACCGCATCTAAAATGTCTGGACTCGTGCCGCCAGTTCGTTTTTTGATTTTATCTTTGCTTTCAACTCTTAAAATCTTACCATCTATTTCGTGTTGGTGCAGCATTGCTTCACTGATCAGCTCATTTCTAAACGGGCAACCTTCGTATATTTTGTATTCACCACGCTCAAGTCCTAGTGAAAATTCGTAAATAACTTGTGATCTGAGATCAGCATAGCGAGATGGCATACCCTCTTTTTTCTCTTTTGCTGTTTGCACTGGCCGTGCCTGTGAGATAAATTCAAGAACCTTAATTCCTTTAGATCTAGCATGATCAACAACTCCAACGCCAATACCAACTGCATCAACCGCAGCATTCTTCATAAGGACACCGCTTTTAGTAGCAA